TTTTATCGCTCCTTTCGTAATAACAGAATACCACTAAAGTGTCCTAGAAACAACTAAATTAACTCAAAAAATAAAAAAAGTTTCAAAAAAGACACATTTATGTGTTGACACGGTTATTTGCTTGTGATACTATGAATGTGTCCTAAATGACACAACTAGAAACGAGGTGATGTAAATGAATTATAATTTATTGAAAGCAAAAATTGTAGAAAGGGGATTAAAAGTAGAAGATTTTATTGATAAAATGGACGAAAATATCAATGGAACGTTCACTAAAACCGTGTATCATAGTAGAATGAGTGGAACAGTTTCTTTTCGAAGAGAAGAAATCGTTGCTTGTAAAAACATCCTAAATTTATCAGATGCTGAAATTATGGATATTTTTTTTAAAGAGTAAGTGTCCTGCAAGACACATTTTTGTGTAGAAAGGAGACAAATTACTAAAAAGATTACGGAAAGAATTCAAGCAGAATGGAGGAATCAGAATGGATAAAGAAACGACAATAAAAGAGTTTCTAGAATTCAGAAGCAAATTTACAAAAAGAGAATGGCACGAATTAAATCAAGCTATTGATGAAAGACTAAAACAAAAAGCCGACCAATTAACACTGGACGACTTGGATTTAGTAGTTATCTCAGACAAATTAAAAAGATTTATCTAGAGACGACTTGTATAAAAATAGGGTGGATACGATAATCCGCACCTCGATAGTTGATGTAAATGTAATCTTGGCTGTACATAGTATTTGCTTTAGGTTTAGTAATTGGTGAATAGAGTTCGGCATTTTCTTCCCACCAAATGTAAGGACTAGTCATATTTGGTCCCATTACACAATCACCATCAGCAGATAAGTTCACCCAATTTCCACAGAGACAAGCATAAATTTCGGTCATTGTTATCACCTCCCTTCAGACACATTATAAGTCTGAAAATGAATGGTAACAATATAAAAACGTGAAAGGAGGAACACCATGCAGACGTACTATGACGAAAAAACAAGAGTGTATAGAGGAGTGGTTTCTAACAATATTACAATTTTGGAAGATGAATTAAGAGAAGCACGATCAGAAATTCTAACTGTGCTTAAAAATCATAAATTAAATTATGAAGTTTCGGAATACTTGTTAAACGGTTTGATTCCTAAATTGAGAGAATCACACAAATACGAACAGATTACGGTTTTATAGTTTGGAGGAATACCATGAAGGAAAAAAGCTCATTTGTGATTGGTAAAAGCAAAATGATTTTTACTAAAAAAGGAATAAAAATTCAATCTCCTAAGGTCGTTATTAAAGGAGATTTGATTAAAGCAGGCAATATATCAGCACATGATATCGATAGCACAAAATTAAAAACAGACTTCTGATAAGAAAGGAGTGATAAAAATGGAGCAAGCAACACTAGATTATTTCGACAAGATTATTGTAGAAGTTATCAAGCGAAATCCGAAGAAGTTTGTGGATCTGATTCAATCTGAAATTACACATACACACACACCAGATTGGCTCACAACCAAACAGCTTTGCGACAAACTTGGAACTACAGTAAGCACTTGGTCGAAAAGTGATATTCGATATCATCCAGTAGTAGTTAATGCCAGAAGAACAGACACGGCTCCATACAAGTACAAATCTGACAAGCTTGAAGCGATTCAAAAAGTTTGGGATGAGAGGAGGTACAGACGTGGAAAAGGCTAAAACTTTTATTATTTTTGTTCTGACGATTACATTATTTGCTACTTACTTCATGCTTTACAACTTATGGATGGATAATCGAGTTTTAAAAAACAAAGTGAATGATTTGGAAAGTACTGTAAGAGTTTATCAAATCATTGAAAAGACTGGTAAGAATGGAGGTTAAGTATGACGAGAAAGGAATATAGAAAAAACAAACTCAGCACATTCAACAAATGGTTCTTAATCAGATTCGCACAAATATTCGCTTATTTCACAGCATTCGTAGTAATAGCATTCTTGTTACTATGTCTGTTTATCGGAGCATCGAATCAGCATTATGAGAAACTTCAATTAATACAAACAGGACAATATACAGGGGAGAGATGATGAAACAAGATTCAGTGATTAAATTAATCAAACTAACATTAAAAAACTTTGAAGAAACAAACGATGTAGAACATTTGAACGATATTATTCAAATCATTTTTGAATACAAAAAAAGCCAGCAAGGGCAAGTTGCTGACTAAGTAATAATATCTTTCTTATATTATAACACAAAAAAAACGAAAGTAGAGGAATAGAACATGGAACAAAAAGAAAAATTTATTGTATTTCGCGAGAAAACAGTTGGTCAGTATTTAGCAGATTATAAAAATCAAGGTACTTTAGCTTATGAAGCTAATTATGTTGATGATATTGCAAAGGCAGCGACTATCAATTTTACAGCGTATAAGGACCAAAAACAAAAAATGAAGTTACTTGCTAAGGCCTTTGATTGTGAAATCTTAGTAGTAGAAGCAACGTATGACTTGAAAAAGTTAAACGGGGAAGAACCTCAAGAAATTGCACTAGCAACAAACGGAAAAAGTATTATTGATATATTGCGTGAAGTGGGAATAGAAATGGGATTAGACAAGGCAGGAGAGTAAACCATGAGTGTGAAAATTAATAAACTTGAAATCGAGAATGTCAAACGTGTAAAAGCCGTAGCTATCGAGCCAACTCAAAACGGATTGACAATCCTTGGGGGTAACAACAATCAAGGCAAAACCAGTATTCTGGATTCTATCGCATGGGCTTTAGGCGGTAACAAGTACAAACCAAGCCAAGCCATTAGAGAGGGTTCCATGAATCCACCAAGCTTACGAGTTGAATTATCAAACGGCTTAATTGTCGAACGTAAAGGTAAGAACTCGGATTTAAAAGTTACGGATCCAAAAGGGATTAAAGCAGGTCAACAATTATTGGATTCGTTTGTAGAAGAATTTGCGTTGAATCTGCCTAAGTTTATGGAACAAACATCAAAAGAAAAAGCTAATACGCTACTAAAAATCATTGGAGTAGGAGATAAGTTATATCAACTAGATACAGAAGAAGCGAAGCTATACAACGAGCGTAGAGCGATTGGACAGATTGCGGATCAGAAAAAGAAATATGCTGATGAGATGATGCAATATCCAGATGTGCCAAATACGCTAATCAGTATTTCAGATTTGATTCATGAGCAACAAGCCATTCTAGCTAAGAATGGAGAAAACGCTCGTAAACGACAAAACATTGAGCAAATCAAACAAGATTTGATGCACTCAAATCAACGCATCGAACATTTAAAAGAACAGCTAGAAGAAGCTACAAAACGACACAATCAACTACAAAACGATTTAGATTTTGCCAATAAGGATGCAGAAACATTGCTAGACGAATCGACAGATGAAATTGAACAAAGCATTGCGAATATCGAAGAAACTAACCGCAAAATTAGAGCTAATCTAGATAAAGAAAAAGCTGAAGAAGATGCGAAAGAGCAGAAAGCGAAATACGATGAGCTGTCTGGAATGATTGAAGATATCAGAAAAGAACGTACAGATTTATTGAACAATGCTGATTTACCATTGCCTGGATTAAGTGTAGAAGATGGCGAATTAATTTTCGAAGGACAGAAATGGGATAACATGAGTGGATCTCAACAGTTACGAGTTGCTACTGCTATCGTCCGTAAGTTGAAACCAGAATGCGGATTCGTTCTTTTAGACAAATTAGAACAAATGGATTTAAACACGTTAACAGAATTTGGACATTGGTTAGAGTCAGAAGGATTGCAAGCTATTGCTACTCGAGTATCAAATGGAGCAGAATGTCAAATCATTATTGAAGATGGCTATGTCGTTTCTGATTCAGTAACACCGTTCCAAACAACTGAGCCAATCAAACACGATTGGGCAACAAATTTCTAGAGAGGAGAAACATATGAATATAACAAGAGGTAAACAAGCAAAAGCTCAACGAGTAATTATCTATGGTACTGAAGGGATTGGGAAATCTACTTTAGCATCACAATTCCCAAATCCGTTGTTCATTGATACGGAAGGTTCTACAAGCAACATGGATGTAGCACGTATGGATAAACCAACATCTTGGACGATGCTAATGAATCAGATTGCATTTGTAAAAGTTAATCCAACAGTATGTGACACATTGATTATCGATACTATCGACTGGGCAGAAGCGTTAGCCACCGAATTCGTGTGTTCGTTGCACGGTAAGGTAGGTGTAGAAGATTTCGGTTACGGTAATGGATATACGTATGTACGTGAAGAATTTGGGCGTTTCTTAAACAAGTTACAAGAAATTGTAGATTTAGGAATCCATGTGGTTCTGACAGCTCATGCTCAGATCCGTAAATTCGAACAGCCAGACGAGATGGGGGGATACGATAGATACGAGTTGAAGCTTGGTAAAAAGACAACATCGCAAACTGCACCACTCGTAAAAGAATGGGGAGATATCGTACTATTCTGCAATTACAAGACGATTGTCATGAAAAACGAATCAAAGAAAAACAAGGCTCAAGGTGGACAACGAGTGATGTATACCACTCATACACCTGCTTGGGATGCTAAGAATCGTTTCGGATTACCAGAAGAATTACCAATGGAATACCAAGCCATTGCACACATCTTCAACAAGCAACATAAACAAGTAGTACCACAACCACAGCCAGTAGCAGAGCCTACAGCTACACCAGTAGCTCCAACGAATCCAGTTGTGGAAGAAGTGCCACAAGATCCATTCATTGAGTTATCTACATTAGAGTTGCCAGAAATACTGCCACAAGCATTACGAGATTTAATGCGACAAAACTCAGTAACAACAGAAGAATTACAATTGATGGCATCGAATCGAGGTCACTTCCCAATGGGAACACCGATTGAAAACTTCCCTAAAGAGTATTGGGATGTAGTCGTAGCAAATTGGGAAACATCGATGAAAGAAATTAACCAACATAGAACATTATAGAAAGAGGTACAAAATATGACACAACAATATAATCAACCAGAACGTGAATTTGGATGGGACGATACTATCCAACAAGATGCACCAGACTTTATCTTATTGCCAGAAGGCTTATACAACTTTGTCGTGAAAGGTTTTGAACGTGGTCGTCACATGCCTAATCCGCAGAATCCGGGGAAATTACCAGCGTGTAATAAAGCGACAGTATCTATTGTAGTTACAACAGCTCAAGGCGAAGCAGTATTAAAACATAACTTATTCTTACACAGCTCAACTGAAGGGATGTTATCAGCGTTCTTTGGAGCAATTGGACAAAAGAAAAAAGGCGAGCCGTTAAAAATGAATTGGCAAACAATTGTAGGTGCTCGTGGAGTATGTAAAGTAGGCATAAAAACTTATAACGGAAATCAATATAACGAAGTAAAAGCTATGCTATATCCAGAAGATGTCGACCAGACTAAAGTTTTAAACGGACAACAAGTGCAACAATCGTATCAAGCACAACCACAATACCAACACCAACAAGGTGCATGGAATAACGGAACTGCATTCTAGGAGGTAAATGAATGGAGTTACGACCATATCAGCAAGAAGCTCGTGAGTCCGTTCAAAAGGAATGGGACGAAGGTCGCAAGAAAACATTGTTAGTACTGCCTACAGGATGTGGAAAGACGATTGTGTTTTCTAAAGTAATCGAAGATAGAGTGAAGCTAGGCGAGCGAGTGCTTGTCCTAGCTCATCGCTCAGAACTATTAGACCAAGCGAGTGACAAACTATACAAATCAACAGGATTAAGAACTTCCTTAGAAAAAGCAGAATCCACAAGCTTAGGCAGTTGGAATCGTGTTGTAGTCGGATCTGTTCAAACTTTGCAACAGCCAAAACGACTTGCTAAATTTGATAAACATCATTTCGATTCTATTGTAGTAGATGAAGCCCATCACTGTATCTCAAATGGCTATCAACGAGTATTAGAACATTTCGATGATGCAAATGTGTTAGGAGTAACTGCTACTCCAGACCGTGGAGATATGCGAAATTTAGGAACATACTTTGATTCATTAGCTTATGAATACACGCTACCTAAAGCAATCAAAGAAGGGTATTTAAGTCCGATTAAAGCATTAACGATTCCAATTGATTTAGATTTATCAAGTGTGATGATGCAAAGTGGAGATTTTAAAGCAAGTGATGTCGATAATGCATTAGATCCGTACTTAGAAAAGATTGCAGACGAGATGCTGAATCATTGTTTAGACAAGAAAACAGTAGTGTTTCTACCGCTAGTAAAAACATCACAGAAATTCAAAGATATTTTAAACAGCAAAGGATTTAAAGCGGCCGAAGTAAATGGCGAGTCCAAAGACCGTGCTGAAATTTTAGAAGATTTTGACAAAGGTAAATACAACGTGCTTTGCAACTCTATGCTTTTAACAGAAGGTTGGGACTGCCCAACAGTTAACTGTGTTGTCGTATTAAGACCAACAAAGGTTCGTGCTTTGTATTCGCAAATGGTTGGACGAGGAACACGCTTAGCAGAAGGTAAAGACCATCTGTTGTTACTAGATTTCCTGTGGCACACAGAACGCCACGAGCTTTGCAGACCTGCTCATTTGATTGCTGAGAACGATGAAGTGGCTAAGAAGATGATTGAAACGACTGAAAACAATATCAATGTAGCGTTAGATTTGGAAGATTTAGAGGAACAAGCAAAAGAAGATGTTACTGCTCAACGTGAGCAAGCTTTAGCGGAACAGCTAGCACAAATGCGTAAACGACAACGTAAACTTGTGGATCCGTTACAGTTTGAGATGAGTATCCACGGAGAAGATTTAACGAGCTATGTACCGTCATTCGGATGGGAAATGAGTCCACCAACTAAAAAACAAGTCGAAACATTAGAAAAATTAGGTATCTTGCCAGACGAAATCGATAACGCTGGTAAAGCTCAAATGTTGCTTGATAGATTATCAAAACGACAACGTGAAGGTTTAACAACACCAAAACAAATTCGATTATTGGAACGTTATGGATTTAAAAATGTAGGAATGTGGCAATTTGACAATGCATCTAAATTAATCAATCGCATTGCGGCCAGTGGATGGAGAGTGCCAAACGGAATCGATGTAAACACTTATGTGGGGGTGTAGCGATTGGAAGATAATAATTTACTAGAATTATTAAGCTACATTCCACCAGATAGCTTATCCTACACAGAATGGATAAACGTTGGAATGGCGTTGAAGCATGAAGGATACACAGCAAGTGATTGGGATTCATGGTCAAGAAACGATGCAAGATACCATTCTGGAGAATGCTATACAAAGTGGGATTCGTTTCAAGGCACTAGCTCTCCTGTGACTGGTGGAACTATTTTTCATCTCGCTGTAGAAAACGGCTTTGTTCCACAAACGTTTCACGATGACGGTCGAGGTGCGTTGGATTGGGATGCTTCTATCAAATACGACAATGATTATCAATTATTAGACAAATCATATATTGATGGTAAAGAAATTCATGAGCCTAAAAACTGGAATCCAGTGCAAGAAATCGTCAAATACTTAGATACGTTATTCCAATCAGACGACATCGTAGCATATTCAACTGAAAGCTATGCTAAAACGAATGAAGCTACTGGAGAGGTAGAGAAGTATCTACCTGCCAAAGGGGCATACGATAGAACTGCTGGAGAGTTAATCAATAAGCTATTAAGATGCGATGGGAAAATTAATGAAGTCTTAGGAGACTACAACGAACAGGCAGGGGCTTGGGTGCGTTTTAATCCTATGGACGGAAAAGGTGTCAAAAACGAAAACGTAGCTCAGTTTCGATATGCATTAGTCGAGTCAGACAACATGGATCTTGAAAAGCAAAACGCTATCGTTCGTGAGTTAGAACTGCCAATCGCTACATTAGTGTATAGTGGTTCAAAATCGATTCATGCAGTTGTCAAAATCGAAGCTACAAACAAAGAAGAATACAAGAAACGAGTCGATTACTTATACAAGATTTGTAAGAAGAATGGACTTAACGTAGACGAGCAAAATAAGAATCCTAGTCGATTAAGTCGATTACCAGGATTCTTGCGTGGAGATAAAAAACAATTCATTATCGACACCAATATTGGTAAAACATCGTGGGACGAATGGTATCAGCATATCGAAGACTTAAACGATGAATTACCAGATCCAGAGAGTTTGGTGGATTTCTGGGAAGACATGCCACCACTTGCTCCAGAATTAATCAAAGGAGTATTAAGACAAGGACACAAGATGCTGATTGCTGGTCCGTCAAAAGCAGGAAAGTCATTTGCATTAATCAATATGTCGATAGCAATTGCAGAAGGACATCATTGGTTCGGTTGGGAATGCACGCAAGGAAAAGTATTGTATGTCAATCTGGAATTAGATAGAGCATCGTGTTTGCATCGTTTCAGAGATGTATATAAAGCGATGGGCATTGAAGCTAGAAACATTTCCAATATCGATATCTGGAATTTACGTGGAAAAACTGTTCCGATGGACAAGTTAGCACCTAAATTAATCAGACGAGCTTATAAGAAAGGCTACATTGCTGTTATTATCGACCCAATCTATAAAGTATTGACTGGAGATGAAAACAGTGCAGACCAGATGGCTCACTTTACGAATCAGTTTGACAAAGTTGCTACTGAATTAGGCTCTAGTGTAATCTACTGCCACCACCATTCAAAAGGGTCACAAGGTGGTAAGAAATCAATGGACAGAGCTAGCGGATCTGGCGTATTTGCACGAGATCCGGATGCGTTAATCGATTTAGTAGAACTAGAATTGACAGAAGAAATTCGCAAGCAACAAATTAACAGCACGACTGCCAAAATCTATCAAGATGCTATTAATCAAATGAATAGACCATATATGGAACAATTCGTAGGCTTAGATGATTTACAAAGCTCATACCAAATGAGAAATCATTTTGAGCGTGCAGTTACGAATGTGAAAGATAGAGTCACAGTCAATGATGCAGTTACTGCTCAGACTGCCAGAATCGAAAATAGTACAGCATGGCGTGTTGATGGTACGTTACGAGAGTTTGCCAAATTTAAGCCAAGAAATATCTGGTTTAGTTATCCAACGCATACAGTAGATGAAACAGGTATCTTAGCAGATATTCAGCTAGATGATAATACACCAAGTTGGAAGAAAAATTTAGAGAAATCTGGCAAGAAACAAAGTCCAGCACAACGAAAAAAAGATAGAAAAGAGGCTTTTGAAACAGCGTACTCAGCTTTAAACGATGGAATACAACCAGTGACTCAAGAAGACATGTGCGAGTATTTGGGAATTTCTTCACGAACTTTTAAGAGAAGAATGGAAGAAATTGATGGTTATAAATTGGATGGAAACCTAGTTATTGAAGAATCGTAAATCGGAAAAAATCCTAATTTTTGACATGACAAATAGGGGCACGGCACTGTGGCAGACACGACAAAACTTCCTATTTGTCTGTCTGCCAATCGGAAAAAATCCTAAACAAAATTTTTAAAATGACATGACAAATAGGGGCATTTTTCCTATTTGTCACTGGACAGGCACTGCAAAAATACAAAGTCTTGTATTTTTTAGGTTTGTCTGTCCAGATGTCAGAGCTAGGGTCAGTCAAGGTGGCGTAAGTCAAGCCACCTTGTCCTGCCCTATCTATCTCTGACAAACGCCGAATGGAATGGTAGGAAGTTAATTAAAAATAGTGAGTTTATTCACAAATGAGAAAGGAGAATTTTATGGTAAGAAAAAAACGTGCAAAATCAAAATTTTTAGATGTTGGAAAAAATATGCCAGAGTTATATCACACTTTACAAGATGAAGAATTTGATTGGGATAAGTCACAAGTTTTGAATTGGATTTCTCAACAACCAGAATTGTTAACTTATGTAAAGTATAAGTTAAGTAATGCTGGTTACATCGAATACGATTCAGAAAAAAGAACATGGAAAGGTATAGAAGTACATGATTGAGTTTTTTATTCCAATGGAAAAAATACCGACTACTACTCATCAACAAAAACAAGTAACGTGCAAGAATGGTAAGCCACATTTTTACGAGCCACCAAAGCTAATCGAAGCTAGAGCAAAATACATGGCGTACTTGTCACAGTTTGCTCCACCAGAGAAAATTAAATGTGCTATTCGATTAACTGTGAAATGGATTTTCCCCATGGTAAAAGGTAGCTACAACGGACAGTACAAGACGACTAAGCCAGATACAGATAATCTACAGAAGCTGTTAAAAGATTGCATGACAGAGTTAGGTTACTGGATTGATGATGCATTAGTAGCATCTGAAATTGTAGAAAAATTCTGGGGCGAAACTACTGGGATTTATGTTCGTGTGGAGGAATTGAAATGAGCTTAGATTACAGAGCGTTCTATAGCGATGTCGTGGATTGGATTTATCAATCAAAAGAAGTTGAACGGATAAAAGGTTTCGGAACAGAAGAATACATGGATTGGATAGTCCAGTCAGTTGTGCGGATTTGCGAGAAATACAACGATGATAAATTCGTGCTGAAACAAATGCGTATGCTATGGCAACACATTGACGATGCCGTTAGAAAACAAACAGGAAGTGAGTAAATGGAGAGTAATTTTGGAAAATGTGATACTGGATCTTGTCATACTTATGAGAATATCGAGATTGTAGAAATTGATGGTAAGAAACGAGTGAAAAGAAAAAGAGATGGCAAGCTGATGCATTCTAACAAAGAGGGGGTTAGCCATGTTAATACTAAACGCAAAATTCGAAGACAACGTAACAGTTATTTTGAATCCTAAACATATCGTGATGATTAAAGATTACGGAGACGGAGCTGTGATTAGTACAACACTAAATTCACGCACAGGAATTTTACATGTTAAAGAATCAAAAGAAGAAGTGATAAGAATGATACAAGAGGAGATGCTTTATGACGATGAATTTTAGAGAAATAACAGATTATATGTATCAAATTTACGAGAAGAAAAATGCTGATTATGGAGATAGCTTTAGCAAAACGTTTGATGAATTTGGCTTAACTGCATCAGCAATTCGTATCAATGATAAAACAGAACGATTCAAAAAGCTTATTAAACAAGATGCTCAAGTGCAAGATGAGTCAATTAAAGATACGTTGCTGGATCTGGCGAATTATGCTGTGCTGACTCTAATGGAGATGTCGAAACATGAAACTCACTAAAAAACAATTGAAAAAGAGAGTTACAACAAAACGTGATTACGATTATGAGATGGCAGTTACTGGAATAGTGTTAAAAACAGTTATCTCAGCATTTAGTAAGGTACTGCATGATGATTACGGATTTGGTAAGAAACGACTCGATGCAATTAAGCAGAAAGTCGATTTTCAATTAGAGTGCATGGCTAAAGAGTATGTAAGATATCAAGATATTCTTGATATGGTAGAAAAAGAAACTGGATTCAATTGGTTTGCAGATGAGGTGTAGTGGAATGAAATTGATTAAGTTAACTGATGTGTGTTGTGGAGATACACTTTATATTAATTCCAACTGTATTTTAAGTTGTGAACATAAATATCATAATGAATCAGAAACGTGGTATACCCGCGTAGGTCTGTTATACGAAAATAGATTTGAATTTTGGTACGTAAAAGAAACCATTGAGGAGATTCAATCTCAATTAGAGGGTAAAACTAATGATAACAACCAAGTAGGTCAACGTATCAAAGATATTCGATTGGAAAAAGGAATGTCCATGGAAGAGTTTGGAAAAAGATTTAATACAAGTAAAGCTACTGTAAATAATTGGGAAAAAGGTAGAAATTTACCCAATAAAGAAAATCTAAAAATAATTGCAGACTTAGCAGAAATGACAGTACAGAAATTGTTAGAGGGGTAGAAGAATGCACAATAAAAGAATTAGACGGATATTCCTGGAACACATTCAAGAATTGGCTGATGTCGATTCGTTGCAAATTTATGTTCATATACCTAAACTTTTTACGAGTTTGGAATTTGTAGAATATGATTGTAAAACATTATGTCGAGTGATAGGTAGTTTTATATTGCCGTTTGCATCAATGAAAAAGGTGGTAAATTATATTCAATTTTGCGAAGGTCCATGGATCATGATTGAGTTGACAGAAGAAACGAAAGAAATGCGAAAGTACAACGAAAACTGGTTAGTAGATTATGTGGAAGGAATGGAGAAAAAATAATGGAAATAGGAGCAATTTTGAAAAATATTAGACGTGAAAGAAATATGAGTCAAGCGGAATTTGCAGAATTTATAGACGTGAGTGAATCAACTATTTGCAATTGGGAAAAAGGGAAATTCACTCCAAATAGAACAGGAATAAAACTTTTAAATGAAAAATTAGGGATTGATTTTTCTGATTTAACAAAAGGAGTTAATAATTTTTATCATTTGAAAACAATATTAAAACAGATGCCTCAGGAATCAGTACTGAAAATATTCGAATCGAGACAACTAGAAGATTTAGTAGATGGATTGAAATGGACGATTGTAACAGGTCATACTAAAGATGAGATGATGTATATCGGTTTAATTACAATGGGGTTGATGGAACGTTGTTTTATGAATGGTTTTGAGTTTGAAGCTTGTTTATCAATGGCGATTAATCAAGTGAATAAGGAGTAGAAGTAATATGAGTAGAATCGAAGAATTAGAAAACGAAATTAAAGTACTAGAAAACAGAAAAATAGAATTACTGAAAGAGTTGGAAGGTGAGAAACAGAAAAAAGTAGAATGTCCCTTTAAATTCGGCGATAGATATTTTTTATTGTCCGACAATGGAATTGTTGTAGATGCCGTTTGGGAAGATTACAAATTTGACAATGATGCGTTGTCACAAGGTAATGCATTTGAAATTGAAGAAGAAGCAGAAAAAGAAAGTGATAGACGTGTCTTACTTACACGATTCAGAAAATTTAGAGACAAATGCAACGGCGATTGGAAGCCTGATTTTAAAAATGATAATTCGAGTAAATATTATATTGCTTTTCATCATGACGATAACACGATGACAATATATTCTTATTTGAGTATTGAAGAATTTAATTTGTTCGGCTATTTCAAAGAACGAGAAGACGCAGAACGTGCAATCGAACTGTTTGGCAATGAAATCAAAAGACTATTTGTGGAGGGATAGAGATGAGCGTTTTACGAGAAATTGTACAAAAAGTAAAAGAGTTACTAGATGATTTAGAAACGTTAGAAAAAGAAGAAAAAACAACGGATTTTGAATATCCATTTAAAATCGGAGATACATGTTTTTTTATCAATGTCGTTGGAGAGCCAGTGGAACGCAAATGGTCTAATCATGTTTATGAAGAAAATGCTTATAAACAAGGACATATTTTTAAAACTAAACAAGAAGTGTATAAAGAACGTGATAAACGTGACTTACTAATGAGATTCAACGAGTTTCGTGATAAGTGCAATGGAGATTGGAAGCCAGATTGGGAAGATAAAAGTGAAGATAAATTTTGTATTTTGTTCAATCATGAGTCAAGTGAATTGAAATCGAATTGGTGTTCGTATTCGCAACCTTTTTCAAGTTTTGGCTTCTTCAAAAATATCGAGGATGCTAATCGTGCTATCGAACTATTCGGCGATGAGATTGTTCGATTGTGGGTGGATGAATGAAATTCCTAGATTTATTTGCAGGAATTGGTGGATTCAGACTAGGAATGGAATCTGCTGGGCATGAATGTATCGGATTTTGTGAGATTGATAAATTCGCTAGAGAGTCTTACAAAGCAATTTACAACACAGAGGGGGAGATTGAATTACATGACATCACAACAGTATCAGACGAGTTTATTCGAGGAATCGGACGTGTGGACATTATCTGTGGAGGATTTCCGTGTCAAGCTTTCAGCATTGCAGGAAACAGACGAGGTTTCGAAGATACTCGAGGAACTCTATTTTTTGAAATCGCTAGGTTCGCATCTATTCTCAGACCTCGCTATCTATTCCTTGAAAATGTCAAAGGGTTGCTCAATCATCAAAAAGGGGATACTTTCGAGACCATGCTCAGAGTCTTGGATGAACTGGGGTACAACGTGGAATGGCAAGTGCTTAACAGCAAAAATTTTGGAGTCCCCCAGAATCGAGAACGAGTGTTTATTGTCGGACATCTTAGAGGAGAGTGTACCAGAAGAATATTTCCTATCAGCGGAAAAAATGAACAATCTGATACAAAATCAAAAATAAAGATTATAGGAAATACTAAAAACCCTGAGTGTACAGGAGTTGGGATGCGAAGTAGAGTATATGATTCAAATGGTTTAATGGATACACTGACTGCCACGGATTATAAAGGTCCTAAACAAGTAGCAATTCCTGTACTAACTCCAAATCGAGTAGAAGCTAGACAGCAAGGCAGACGATTCAAAACAAATGGAGAGCCGATGTTTACGCTAACTGCACAGGATCAGCATGGTATTTTGTTACAAGATAAGAAACTGAAAATCCGTGAAGCTACTGCTAAAGGCTATGCAGAAGCTGGAGTCGGAGATAGTGTTAATATCGCTAATATTAATTCGAAGACTAAAAGAGGTAGAGTAGGTAATCAGATTGCAAACACACTGCTTGCATCTGAACAGCAAGGTGTTGTCGGATCTGACTATCGCATTAGAAGACTAACGCCTCGTGAGTGTTGGCGACTGCAAGGATTTCCAGATTCTGCATTTGATAAGGCACAAGCAGTAACATCAAACAGCCAATTATACAAACAAGCTGGTAACAGCGTTACAGTTAATGTAATTGCTGAAATTGCAAAACATTTTAAGGAGGATGAACAATGATTAGTATTAACGATGTAGAGTGTAAATTTTTAGTGGATACTAATGAGGGTAATTACGTATTAACGAGATTGATTAGAGCAAAATGGAATGGTATGACAAAAGAAGAAAGAAGTCACTATTGGACTGCTAACGAATATATTATTCGTGTAAACGCCCGTGCATTATTACGCGAATTGTACGATAGAATCGAAGATAATTATTATGACGATGAATTGTCGGAACGATTATGGGCAGATACACCAGAACGTTTTGTTCAGATGTTGCAATTAATATTAGATGGGATTAGTGAGTTCCCTGCTGCTAATGTGTTAAAACGAGATGAACAGATTGACCCAACAATTGATTTGGAGGATGAGGAATGAGTAAAGTGAAAGTGTATACTACAATCGATTGTCCGCAATGTATGATGACAAAGAAATATATGGATGCATTGGATATCGAGTATGAAACGATTGATGTAACGAATAACGAGGAAGCTAGAGAGTATGTTAAGTCGTTAGGCTTTCAAACGTTACCAGTTGTAGTAGTAGAGAATGGCGAAGCTTGGTTTGGATTCAGACCAGAGAATATTGATTTGATAAAGTAGGTGATGCGATGACATTAAGTAGACGACAAATAGCTTATTTAGAAGAATTATTCGAGGATTATCATAATTATCCACAACGAATCTTAAACAGAAAAGCTGTATTGTCTGCACACGAGCCAGATGAAAATGTTGGTGGAGGTAAATCTAGTTTTATTAGTAAACCTCAAGAAACAAAAGTTATAAGAGAACTAAGTGATACAAGATTACAATTTCTAGAAAAAGTGTATAATGCACTCAATAGTATTATTGAAGAAGCATCCGAGGATACGTTAAAAGTTATTAAATGTAAATTGTTTCGAAATGATGGTAATAACGAATGGACAACTGTCGCTACTATTCTTGGATTCAGTAATAAAAAAGTATACAACATTCGAAATAAAATGCTAGAGAAATTCGGCAACAAAATCGGTTTGTGTAACACTATGGATGAATAATGAGGGGTAAAAAAAACGAGTATCATTTTCCTTCATTTAAGCGTATATTAATAGTATAGAAATTGTGCGATAAGCCAGATTTTTTGGTCTCCTTTCCTTATTTTTTTGCTGGCTTATCAAACTGTTAGAGTCTTCTGTTATGGAAGGCTCTTTTTATTTTATTAGATAGGTGGTGGAAAATTGGCACAATTGACACTAAAACAAAAGAAATTCGCTGATGAGTACATCATCAGTGGAAATGCTATGAAATCAGCTGTTGAAGCTGGTTATTCTGAAAAATATGCAAAATCTCAAAGTCATAAATTGTTGGAAAATGTTGGAATAAAAAATTATATAGATGAACGACTAGCTCAACTAGAATCCGAAAAGATAGCGGATCAGCAAGAAGTGTTAAAATATTTGTCTGCAGTGATGCGTGGAGAAATGACAGAACAAACGCTTAAAAGTGTCGGAGAATCCGGACAAGTGATTACTGAGATTGATGTCGGAGCTAAAGACAGAATCAAAGCGGCCGAGCTATTAGGAAAACGATATAGATTGTGGACAGACAAATCCGAAGTGGAAGTGACTGGGGCGGTGGTGTTTACGAATGAATCCGACATACCAGATTAAGCAAACAGATACAGTCGTTAATCTACCAAAGATTGTCGGATCTGGTTACGGTGCTTTTTGGAAATCAAGAAATTTCTATAGAGTCGTTAAAGGTTCTCGTGGTTCGAAGAAGTCAAAGACAATCGCATTAAACTTTATCGTTCGTTTATTGAAGTATCCGTGGTCGAATCTACTTGTGGTTCGTAGGTATTCTAATACGAATAAACAATCGACTTATACAGATTTCAAATGGGCAGTGAATCGTTTGAAAGTAGCTCATAAATTTAAGTTTAACGAGTCGCTACCAGAAATCACTGTGATTGATACTGGGCAAAAGATATTGTTCCGAGGATTAGATGATGAGTTGAAAATCACATCAATTACGGTAGATGTTGGTTCGTTATGCTGGGCTTGGTTTGAGGAGTGCTACCAAGTCGAAACGGAAGACAAATTTAGTACAGTAGTAGAATCCATCCGTGGTAGCATCGATGCACCAGATTTCTTCAAGCAAGTAACTATCAGCTTTAACCCATGGAACGAGAGACACTGGCTTAAGAGAGTGTTTTTCGATGAGGAAACAAGGCGTGATGATACATTTGCTATTACGACAACGTTCAGATGCAACGAGTGGCTAGACGATGTCGATATTAAGCGATACGAGGATTTATATATTACAAATCCAAGGCGTGCCAGAATCGTGTGCGATGGCGAATGGGGCGTAGCAGAAGGACTCATTTATGAGAATGTTACGGTTAAGAATTTTAACAAAGATGAGTTACTTGAAAAAGGGCGATATGAATTAGCAATCGGACTCGACTTTGGTTTCACTCACGATCCAACAGCATTATGTTGCTCGTTGATAGATGAAGCGAATAAAGAGATATATGTATTTGATGAAGGTTACAAGATTGGTTTGATTACTAAACAAGTAGCCGAATTAATTAAAACAAAAGGCTATGCCAAATCAACCATCATAGCTGATAGTGCAGAGCCAAGATTAATTCAAGAGTTAAGAACAGAGTACGGTATTAGTCGTATTAAAGAGAGTCGAAAAGGTAAAGATAGCATCATGGCAGGAGTATCCAAACTACAAGGATACTCTATTTTTGTGCATCCATCTTGTACAAATATCATGGATGAATTTTACAGCTATTGCTATCAACAGGATAAAGAAGGTAACTGGTTAAATAAACCAGAAGACAAGAACAATCACTTGATGGATGCTTTACGCTACAGCTTGCAATGTATTGAATCTGGTAAAGCAATCGTTAAGAGTAAATCACTTTTAGGAATAAGATAGGAGGTAAACAATGACAATCACATTAGATAAAGAATTGATGCTAGACGGCATTCCAACGCCAGAAATCCTTGAATACTGTATCAAACAGCATCAGGGAACATTAGCTAGATTAAACAAGTTGTCGGATTATTACGATGGTAAACAAGATATTTCAAATCGAGAGTTTGGAAATCCAAATATTCCAAACCACAAAATTGTAGCCAATCATGCAAAGTATATTGTTGATATTGCTACAGGATTTTTAGTTGGTAATCCGATTGCTTATTCTGGATCTCAAGTCGACAAGATTTTAGATGAGTATAGTCGAATGGATATCATCAGCCACGATACAGAATTAGAGAAAGATTTATCTGTATTTGGGATTGGATACGAGCTAATGTACTTGGCTCCAGTAGATGAAGGAGATACAGAGATTAGAATTAAGTCAATCGATCCAAGAGGTATATTCGTAGTAACGGACGATACAGTCGATAAGAATCCGTTATTTGGAGTGCATTACCAGCAACGCTTCAAACTCGATGGCTCATTGAATTATTACTTAATCAATGTATACACAGAAGATAAGATTTTCACGTATCACGCTAAAGGTTTATCGAAAAGTCAAATGACGTTATTTGAAGAATCTGAGCATTATTTTGGAGCTGTTCCTGTTGTGGAATATAGAAACAACGAAGAACGACAAGGCGATTTTGAGCAACAGATTTCGCAATTTGATGCATATAATCTATTGCAGTCGGATCGTATCAATGAGAGTGAGCAACGAGTAAACTCAATTCTTTTCATTAAAGGCTTTACGCTAGGCGAAGATAATCTAACTCACGATTCGATTATTGAGACTACTGAAAAAGATAGCGATTTGAAATGGCTAATCAAAGAAATCAAAGAAGCTGATAACGAAGTTTTAAGAAAAGCATTACTTGATGATATTCATAAATTTAGTTATATCCCATCAATGACAGACGAACACTTTGCAGGTAATGTATCTGGAGAAGCGATGAAATATAAGTTATTTGGCTTGCTACAGCTTTTGAGTATCAAGACAAGATATATGAGTAAGTCATTGCGTAAACGCCTAGAATTGATGCGTAATATCCTAAATACAAAAGGTTCTAACATCGATATTTCAGATGTAAAGATTACATTCAAACCAAATCTACCAATCAACACGAATGATTTAGCAAGTATCATCAATCAACTAAAAGGTATTTTACCGCTTGAAACATTAATCGGATGGTTACCAGATATTGATGATCCGGCAGAACAGTTGCAAAAGCTTGAGGAAGAACAAAGTAAGTCGATTCAGAATCAACAGCAAGCGTTAGGTAATGGAACACTACCGAAATTCGATGAGGTAGAAGAAGATGCAGAAGGATAGGGATAATGATTACTGGAAAAAACGTGCGATTCGTGATTCTGTAAAGATGTTTTTGAACGCAGAAGAAACTGAAAAGCTTATCGATGGTGCTTATGATTACGCAAAGAATTTGTTAACCAACGAGATATTAGCGTTAGTTAAGAGAGCTAAAACGAAAACTGGTTATGATATAGAAAAGGTCATTAAGCTTTTGAAAGAAGAAGTACCAACAAGCGAATTAATTCTTTTGAATCAAATGGTTAAAACTACCAAAGATAAAAAGACCAAGAAGTATTTGCGAAAAGCATTGGACTTGCTTGCGATTCAATTTCGCATTAGCAGACTTGATGTGCTCCATACAAAAGCGTTGATATTAGCTAAAAAAGTTGGAGAGCAACAAGAGAAGCTAAGCACGAAGCTATTTAAGCAGATTATCGAAGATACTCATACAGAAGAACGGGGTAATCTGCTTGAGATTCGCAAAGAAAAGCTACCAGATCCGGTTATGCTTGACGAGAATAACAATCCTAAGAAGCTGATTAAGCTTACTGAAGATGTGGAAGTCAAGCCACCGAAGGGGAGCGAAGTTATTACTCCTAAAATCATCGACACAAAAGAAGTCGATAAGGCTCAAGTAGATACATTGCTTAAGAGTAGTTGGCATGGAGATAATTACTCTAGCCGGATCTGGAAAGATACGGATCAGCTCGCTAAGAAGTTGCAACAGTTGTTTACTGTAGAGTCTATGACTGGTATGTCCGAACTCGATATGGCGAGAGAAATTGAGCAGTATATGCATGATGCGTTTATGTTGAACAAGAATATAGCAAGGCGATTAATTCGCACTGAAGCTAACAGGTTCCATACTCAAGCTAAGATTCAGCAATGGGAGAAGATGGGGCTTAAGCACGTTAAATACGTTGCGGTGCTTGATAATCGAACATCTGATACCTGTATCAATCTGGATGGCTCGATATTTGCAATGGACGAGCTAGAGACTGGAGTTAATTGTCCGCCAATGCATCCGTGGTGTCGGTCAATTATACAGGCATACTTTGGTCAAGTTATAGCAAAAAAAGAATAGTAAATAAACTAAGACGATTTTTCTAGAGAATCGTCTTTTTTTGTTTTTGTCCAAGCTTTGAAGACATTAAAAGCTAAGGAATTAACAGTCTGGGAAGACTAAAAACATGGAGGTTCTTTATGGACAAAGAAGAAACACAAATCGTTGAAACAGTAGTGGAACAAGAAGTGGCAACTGCAGAGCCTGCTCAGACATTACCAAAAGACGAAAAGAAATATACCGATGCAGAAGTAAACGAAATCATCGACAAGAAATTTGCTAAGTGGAAAGCGAATCAAGAGAAAGAGCAAAGCGAAGCAAAGAAACTAGCGAAGATGAGTGCCGATGAGAAAATCGAATACGAGAATCAACAGCTCAAAGACAAGATTGCGGAACTAGAAAGAACGCAAGCATTGAACGAGATGAGCAAGGTTGCTCGTGGGCTTTTAGCAGAGGAACAAATCAACGTGTCAGATGCGTTACTGGCTCGTTTGATTAGCGAAGATGCAGAAGTGACTAAAGCGACTGTATCGGACTTTATCAAGATGTACCAAGCAGATTTAGAAACTGCAGTCAATGCACGATTGAACAAATCGGCTAAAGTACCAAAAACGCAAAGCAATATCACAGAAACGCCAAAGTGGCAACAAGATTTTTTGAAATAGAGAGGAAGATATAATATATGACATATCAAGATTTAAATACAGCTACATCGCGTGATAAATTTTTAGGAATCATCGAGCAAGTAGTAGCAGCAAATACTTATTCAGCACCATTAGTATTATCCAATGATGCAATCGTGATGGAAGGTCGTAACTTTACAGTTACTAAATCAGACTTAGCAAAATTACAAGATTATAAACGTAACGGTGGCAACCAATACGATTATGCACAAACAGAAGAAAAAACTTACAGCTTGGATCAAGAGAAATACTGGGGTCGTTTTGTAGATAAGTTAGATGAACGTGATTCAAATGGCGAAGTGAATATCGATTATGTAGTAGCTCGTCAATCAGCAGAAGTAGTAGCTCCTTATTTAGATAAATTACGTTTTGATGCGGCCTTAGGTAATGTGAGCAAAAACGTTACTTATACTGAAGAAACAGAAGGAAAAGCTACAGAAGGAAAAGCTTATGAAGCTACATTAGATGTTTCCGTTATTTTAGATGAATTAGGAGTAGAAAAAGAACGTTTATTATTTGTAACTCCAAAATTCTACAAAGCAATTAAGAAAGAGATTGTTAAATTACCACAAGGCGATGCTGACAAAGCAGTTTTAGGTAAAGGTTACGTGGGACAATTAGATAACTTCACAGTTTATAAAGTACCATCTAAATTCTTACCAGGAGTGCAAGCTTTAGCATCAGCTCCAAGTGTAGTGGTATCTCCATTACAGGTAAATGAGACTAAACGTAATAACAACATTCCAGGACAATTCGGTGAGTTAGTAGAACAATTATTATACACTGGTGCATTCGTGTTCGATTTCGACCAAAAATACATCATTTCAATTGCATCTGCTAAACCTGCAGATAAACCAGAAGCTCAAGGAGTTGTTAAAGAACGTAAACCAGCTAAATTTGTGGCAGGTAAAGCTTACAAAGCAGAAGACAAAGTAACTCACGCAGGTAAAGTTTATAAAGCGTTGAAAGCTAATACTGGAGCAACTGCACCAGATGCTGACTCTACTAACTGGTCTGCAGTTTAATAGGAGTTGATAATTTATGAATGAACAGTTAAGAAATCTAAAATTGTTACTCGGTATTGATGCTGAAGACGAAGAACAAGACGAGTTGCTAGAATTGTATTTGAATCAAGCAATGGACGAGATTTTAAGTTTTTGCAATCGTACTGATTTAGTTGGTGGTATGCAATACATTATTCTGGATCTGGCTGTCATTCGATTCAACAGAGCAGGAACTGAAGGAGAGACATCTCGCACTGAGGGCGGGGTGTCTCAATCTTTTATTAGTGGATTGCCAGAAAATATCCAACAACGATTGGCTAGATTCGTGGTTGCTCCTAAAGCAAGGGTGGTTCCATTCCGATGATGCGATTGAAAGTGAGAGATTTAAAAATCGTTTATTTGAAGCGTAAAGTGGTCGAACGTGATAAAGAAGCGAATGTAATTACTAAGTATTCTGAAACTCCAATTAAGTTGAAAATGAATGTCCAATCTTCCGATGGAAGAATGGCAGTTGAACGATACGGAGAGCGATTGAAATACTATAAGAACTGTAAATATCAAGGCAAAGAGCATTTGAAGGAAGGCGATGGTATTTGTGTATACGTAAGTAAAGAATCGAAACCAGACTATTTTATTAAAAGTATTCTGGACTATAGCACTCATCTAAATATCGAATTAGAAAGAATTCTAAAAGAAAATGGAGATTGAGGTTAAAGGAATAGATTCTTTACGAGAAAAGCTTAAGAAGCTACCACAAATACTAAATCAAGCTACTAATCAAGCGATGTTTGAAGTTACTGAAACGATTCGTAGTACTGCTGAAGACAACGCACCAGTCGGTATTTATACAGGCGGTGGCGAATTAAAAGGCAGTATTCATGCCATCGTTGATAATGAAGATGGAAAGATTGTTGGTCGAGTTTGGAGCGATAAGAAACAAGCGATATTTACTGAGTTTGGTACGGGTCCTAGAGGACAAGCAAGTCCAAAAGATTTACCAGAAGGAATTGAGCCAGTTTACACACAAGAACGTTGGTTTATTCCTGCAGATTTGCTAGCACCAGGCGTTGCAGAAGCTTATCATTTCAGACAGATAAAAATTGACGGACAAGTCTTCTATCTTTGCTATGGACAGCCAGCTCAACCTTGGCTTTATCCTGCAATTAAAGAAAACAAAGACAAGATACCAGAAATAATGAGTAAATACATTGAACAAGGATTGGGAGGTGTATAGATGATTGAGATTAAAGAGATTGTTGTAAATTTACTGGACAGTGTTGAGGAGATTGCACTCGTTGCTAAAACTTATCCGAACGACTGGACACAGTTTCCAACAGCGATTTACAAGACATCAGATAAACCATACTCAAGAGATACGAGCGGACCAGAGAATATGACAGAACACACGATTTACATCGAGTTGTATGGTAAGGCGAGTTTAACATCAATTGAGAACACATTAAACGACAAATTTAGAGAGATTGGCTTTACTCGAATCTTACGAAGTGATGGAGAGGATCCAGCAACTGGTTTGATTCGAACAAGCATTCAATACAAAGGAATCGTAGACAATCGTAACGGATTAGTCTATCACGCATAAGAAAGGATGATGACAATGACACAACCAACAGGACTTTTATCAAAAGGCACAACGCTAGCAGTAAAGACTAAAGAAGGCGGTACTTTCGTAGTTTTAGAAGGATTGCAATCTACACCTGAGATGGGTGGAGATCCAGAGAAAGTTGATGTAACAACGTTAGCAGATAGCATGAAACGCTATATCCCTGGTATCAAAGATGCTGGAGATTTAGCGTTTAAGTTTTTATATGACAACTCAAGCGAAAACACTGCTTATCGTAAGTTAGTAGCGTTAGAAAAAAGTGGAGAAATTGCTGAGTTTAAAGTAACTTATCCAGATAACACTGCTCATACATTTAACGCTGGTGTGAACGTAAAAATCGCTGGTGCTGAAGTGAATGGAGCTTTAACATTTACAGCAAACTTAACAGTAAACACTGAAATTACAGTAACAAATGCATAAGGAGAGATTAGATGGCTAAGAATACAACAATTACAATTGCAGAAAAAGAATATATTTGCCGTTTAGGAGCACAACGAACTACTGAAGTTGAAAAGAAATTGAACAAATCAATTACATCAATCTTCTTGACTCCTGATGGAGACATTATGTTCCCTAAATTAGGCGAAATGTTATTTGTTCTACAAAAATCAATTATCAATCACGTATTAAACGAGAAAGATATGTTAGGGTTATATGATGCTTATGTTGCAGAAGGTGGCTCATATGTCAAATTGATGGAGTTTTTACAACAAATTTTGGATAACAGTGGTTTTTTCGACAAAGGTTCGGACGAAACGGAAGCGAAGGAAACGACAGAGACAGCGACAGCGGAACAGGACAGCCTGTTCTAAAAACATACAAGAATTTCACAGAGCTATTGGAAGATATGTTTCCAGTAGCTCTTTCTTGTGGTGTGAGAGCATTAGAGTATTGGGATATGACTTATCTGGAGATTATGGAAACTATTTATGCATATCGAGAACAAGAACGTATCGAGTTACAAAAAATAGCAACAATGAATCATAAGCTATCACAATTGATAGCAATTGGATTCAATTCTCCAAAAGATATGCCAAACATATACGATGCTTATCCATCATTATTTGAGAAACCAGTCGAGACTAAACAGGATGATTGGCGAATCATGAAAGACCGAATCAGTGCTTTCGCACAGGTTCACAATAGAAAATTAGCAGAGGAGGGAGAAAATGGAACTAGATAAACTAGAAGTTGTCATCACAGCCGATGACAGTGATGTCTCCAAAGACCTCGAAGCCGTACTTGCGAAGTTTAACGCTTTCTATTCTAAATTGAAGAAACAAGCGAAAGAAAATGCAAATGCAATCCAAGATTCGTTCGGATCTGGAAAAGGTACGGAAGAATTAAGTAAGTCTTTTGCAAAATTTAGTAAAGACACTGCTGAAAACTTCAAAAACTTAGCTAATGCTACTAAGCAGTTGTCCGAACGGATGGATTCACATCTTGGTAATTCCGCATCTAAAGCCAAAAGTAAAATCGGCAAAGATGTTGCTGATATCGTGCGAGATGTCGAAGATAAGATAAAACAAGCAAACACCAAGCAAAATCTTATCGGAGAGTTGAAAAACAAACGTAATACTCTAGCTAATAGTGGGGATACACTCGGAGTAGCTAAGATTGATGAACAAATTGCTCGTTTAGAATCTGCAATGAAGAAACTCCATCAGAGTGCCGTGGATTCAGTATCTGATATGAAAAAAGAGTTTGATTCGATTCCACAATCATTAGAAGAAATTGCTAATGCGATGGAGAAAAACGAATACAAAATCTATCAAGCTCAACAGCAATTAAAAGATATGCAAGAAAAAGATCCACGATACATGAAAGACGAAGCTCGGCATAAGCACGAGAAAGCCCTACTCAGTCAACAAGATAAAGTAGATAAACTCATTGCTGAAAACGACCGTTTAATGAATGTATATTCAAATCTGGAATCACGTTCTTTGCAGTTGAAATCTGCATTAGAAGGCGTGAATACTGAATTAGCGAAGCAGAAGAACTTAACTGAAAATATTCAAAACTCTGCACCGAAAGCAATACCACGAAAATTTGGTAGAAGTAGAGGTGTGCAATCTACTCATTTTGATAAGATGCAACGGACTGCAGAGAAGATTAGAAAACCAGTCGGAGAATTTAAAAAAGCTAATGGCATATTAGGTAGATTTGGAAAGATGAAAGCTCCTAAGATGAATTTTTCTCCATTCAGACGAGGTGGAAATATCTTATCTGCATTTACTAGACGACTATTAATCGCTGGATTGGCTTATAAGACATTTAAGTCTATGGCTAGTTATGTTGGTGGAGCTATTGCAATGAATGAGCAATTAGCATCTAGCCTAAACTCGATTCAAGTTAACTTAGCTACTGCCTTTTATCCGATTATTCAAGCAGTCATACCAATTCTTCAAACGTTGATTAGTTGGCTTGCAACTGCCATTGGATGGTTAGCATCGTTCATTTCACTATTGTTTGGAACAACCGTTTCAGCATCTAGAGCTGGAGCTAAAGCAATGACTCAAGCGATGGGTGGAGTTGGAGATTCTGCTGGAGATGCAGCAGATGACACCGAAGATGCGGCCAAGAAGATGAAGCAGTCGTTTTTAGGTATTGATGAGATTAATACACTGGATCAAGACGATGATGACGACAAAGGAAAAGGTAAAGGTAAAGGCGGTAAAGGTGGCGGTGGTCCTGCAGGAGCATGGGACTGGGATATACCAGAGCCAGAGCTACCGAAATGGCTAACGAATATGCTTGATAAGATTAAGCCATTCCTAGAAAAGATGAAGAAACTGTTTACTGACGGATTCAAGAGTGCGTTTAATCCTAGCGGAATTGACAAGATGATGCAAGCTTTCCAAAGAATCGGTAAGAATCTGCAAGAAATCTTTACAAATCCTAAGCTAGTCAACGCCTTTAGTAATTTTATTGACAAAACAGTATATGCATCTGGTCAAAAACTCGGTGCATTAGCAAACATCGGCTTGTCGATAGCAGAAAATATTGTCGGTGGATTCGATTTGTATCTTGAAAATTATAAAGGTTTCATCATTGATAGATTTACCAATATCTTTGATTCCATGGCTCGAATTAATGAGCTTGATGGAATGCTATGGGAAGCAATTGGTCGATTATCTGAAGTGTTTAGAAGTGATTCAGCAATGCAGATTACATCTGATATCATTGCGATTTTCGCTAATGCTTCTTTAGGAGCAATAGATATTTTCTTGAAAATTGCATCAGACTTTAAAGAAATGATGGTACTGCCAATTACAGAAAATCTAGGAGTTTTGCAAGAGGTGTTTCAAGGTTACTTGGATGCGTGGGTACCAATTTTTGACTCAATAGCAGATTTAGTTACTCATACATTTAGCTCGTTTAGCGATGTATACACTGAGCATATTTCGCCATTTTTTGACGGTATAACAAACAGTTTCATTGCGATTGTCGGAATCATTGGAGAGTCTTGGAAAGCCAATATTCTGCCGATTTTAACGGAATTTGGAAATAAATTCAAAGAAGTGTATGAAGCGTATGCTAAGCCAGCCATCGATAATATGATGAGTTTAATTGGGCTATTAGGAGATAAGTTGCAGAAATTATGGAATGGTGTTATTGATCCGTTCTTAAGATGGGTAGCATCGAATATTCTTCCTACATTAGCACCGATTTTTAAAGCTGTAGGAGATATTTTCCTTGAGCTATTTAAATTAGCTAGTAAAATCTTCAACGACATTATTGATGTGATGAAAGGCTTGCTTGAATTTGTCGATAATGTGTTTTCTGGGAATTGGGAAGGTGCAATGCAAGCCATGGGTCAAGTCGTGAGTGCATTTGGCGATATGTTCGCAAGTGTATTTAATGGACTAGCAAATATCTTCAGGTCAGCTATTAATGGCGTAATTGGCTTGATTAATGGATTCATTGGTGGATTAAACCAAATTAAACTTCCAGATTTCTTAGGCGGTTTCAGCGTAAGTCTTCCTTACATTCCATACTTAGCAAAAGGTGGAATTGTGGATTCTCCTACACTTGCTATGGTCGGAGAAGCTGGTAAAGAAGCAGTAATGCCACTAGAAAACAATACTGGTTGGATGAATGTTTTAGCTCACAAGTTATCTGAATTGATGCCACAACCGCAAGCTCCAAATGCTCCTATGGGAGATATTGTCGTACAAATTGGCGATAGAGAGTTTGGTCGATTTGCGATTAATGAAATCAATCGAGAGCAAGAACGAGCAGGAAGAACATTACTTTATGTATAGAGAGGGGACAGTAAATGAGTACATTAACAGTTAATGGGGTAGCAGTTGCTGTCCCTAAATCTTTTTCCGTTGCGGTTACGGATGTGGATGGCAAATCCACTCGTAACAGTAATGGCGATATGATACGAGATAGAATCACAATCAAAAGGAAGCTTGAATGTGAGTGGGGTCCATTGACTCAAGAAGAAATTTCTACATTGTTGAATGCGGTATCTTCAGTATTCTTTAGCGTAAGTTACCCAGATCCATTAACTGGTCAAACGACAAAAGAGTTTTACGTTGGAGATAGAACGGCTCCAGCATATTCTTTTAATAATAAGTTTAGACCATGGAACGGATTGTCAATGAACTTCATTGAAAGGTAGTGTGCTTATGAGAGAATATAACAAGGCAATGTTTGGTAAAAATCGGACTCTTGCTATTCGAGTAGGCAACTACACTTCAAGAGATATCAATGATGCATCGTTTAATTACGGATTCAACGCAGGCGATACTTACACAACTGGTGGAACAATCGTAGGGACAAGCAAGATTAGTTTCTCAAGTATCATCACTACATTTAATAAGCTTGATAAATTGTATCCAGAAATCGGTATCCTAGTAGAAAATACGATGGATTGGACGAAGATGGGCGAATACTATATCGATGATATTGAAATAGATAGAAACAGTAATACGACTACATTAACGCTTATGGATGGAATGTATAAATTCAATCAGCCGTACGTAACGGATCTGAGCTTTCCAGCCACGGTCAAAGATGTCATTACTGAGATGTGTACCAAACTTGATGTAGTATTGCAGAATCCAGACATTAGCGTACAGGCGTTACGATATACGATTAATGAGAAACCTAAAAAAGATAAAATCACGTTTAGAGAAGTATTAAGCTCGGCAATCCAGTTGATTGGGATGTCGGCTTTTTTTAATAGAGATGGCAAACTTGAGATTCGTGGTTTGGAAGAATCCAACATCCAGATTACTTCAGATAGCTATTATTTACACGGATTGAAGAAAAGTGAAATTGAGTATCAAATTGCTGGGATAACTTGTAAAGCAGAGAAAGCTACTTACACCGTTGGGTTACGTACTGGTCGCTCACTTGAGATTCAAAACGACTTCATGACTCAAGGCTATTTGGATGACTTATATTTTAATCTGAAAAACATTCGATATTATCCATATACACTTGAATTTCAAGGACATTTGAAGCTTAACGTAGGGCAATGGGTCACAGTCGTTACGAATAAAAATGAAACGTATAAACTGCCAATCTTCTCATTAAGTTATGACTTCAAAGGCGGTTTAAGTAGCAAAATTAGTGCTGATACAAGAGCTGGTAACGATGCTCAGTATTCTTATACTGGTTCGTTAACAAAGAAGATTGAACAAGCTTCAATGGAGATTGAAGATAGAGTGCAAGCTCAATTAGAACAAGCTGATAGAGAATTTAATGAAAAAGTTGAAAAAATTCGTAAAGATGCTGAGGAGAAATCCAAAGACTATCAAGCAGAGCTAAAAGAAAAGCTAAACGAGATTTTTGAAAATAGTAAAGATGCTTTTTCTGAGAAGTTAAAACAAGAATTTGAACAACGGCTAACGAGTCGAGATTCGGAAATCGAGAAGAAGTTAAATGCTATTTCATTTGTTGAATTGGAGAAGTTGAAGCGTGAAATCGAAGAAACTGCAGAATCTGCTCGGATCAATGCAGAATTAATCGGTGGAGATGGTGGGAAACGATACAACAAGAACAGGCTTGATGGAGCTTTTAATCGAACGATTGAGCTAGGTAGAGATTACATCGAAGTTGGTCATAACGGAGAAGGATTTGAAGTTGGTAAAGAATATACCATCAGCTGGAGTGCTGAATGTACACCATACGGACATAGAAACGTGACATTGAATGTGCCATCTATTCTATTTGTAGAAGGTGGACACGTAATTTTAAGACCGACAGATACAAGATTCCCAAGTATCGAACACGATATTAATAGTGCTAGTCGAGTCGTGCCAATGGTGTATTACGGAGACTACAATATCGAGTTTAGTGGTAATTGGTACAGACCAAAAGTCACTAGAAAGACTGTATCAGCAACCATCGAGGAATTGAGCTTAGATTTCGAATACAAAGCGATAATCGATAGTAATGGAGATAATCGAACAGAAACTATCTGGAGTGAAAATCCACAAATTATAATTGATGGGGGGAGTGCATAATGACAGAAACGATTAGTGCAGAAATAATTAGTGCAGTTTTACAAATGAAACGTATGACTCGTGAACAGTGGCGTACTAGTCAATATATTCCTAGAGAAGGTGAGCCTGTATGTGAAAGTGATACTGGATTTATGAAAGTAGGAGATGGCACACACCGTTTTCCAGAATTGAAATATATGAGTGGTCCACAAGGGGAACGAGGTATTCAAGGTATACAAGGCCCACCAGGACGAGATGGAGTCGTCACATTTGAAAACTTAAGTCAAGCACAACGTAACTCATTGAAGGGCGATAGAGGGGAACCAGGACCCGCAGGTCAACCTGGGCCCGCTGGAGAACGTGGTCACTCATTAACAGCTAACGTGCGTATTGAAGGGAACTATAGAAACGGTGTTAACAGTCAATTATATGTGATTGCAGATGTGTATTACGATGGAGAACGATTGACACGAGATTATACAGTCGATTTTTATTATCGTGGATTCGGTAATAATAACTGGACTCCCCAATTAAACCAACGTCCAGACGCTAATGGTAAGTTTGCACAATGGAGTCCAGCACAACGTAGTGGTGGGTATCTTGAAGTATATATTGTTGTGACTTATCAAGGAATTAAAGCGGCTGCTAGTACACGATTAGATAATGTACAAGATGGTGCTAGAGGAGCAGATGGTGTTGTAAATTATGCTAGTGCAGAAGCACAACAAACATTGAGTGCGTATGCTAAAAAAACTGAAACACCTGTTTATCGTATCGCAAAAGGAGATATTTCAGGAACTGGAGAAGGTGGGACTGAAACCATCGATAAAAATTTTATTTTTAATTCAGATGGAATTAAAGTCGGAGATATAGTTCAAGATATATATGTAACAGAATCAGGAACTCAAGAAGGATTTTGGAAAGTTACTAATGTAAACGGTAATAGAATCACTGTAAATGGTATTGGTATGCGTAATGTAACCTCATACAGTGATATAACACGCAGAATCACAACCTTAGAAAACCGCCCAGCCACACCTGGATTCGTAAACCAGAAAACTGGTCAAGCGATGAACTACTGGATGGGCAGCAAAGCCGAGTTTGACGCTATTAGGAATAAAGACGCGAATACAGTCTATGATTATTACGAGTAGGTGGTGGAGTTATGGCTAGAAGCGGTATTTATGTAAACGGAAAAGAGATTGTAGCTAGGTATGTTGGGGATAATTTGGTGTGGAGAAAAGGAGTGGATATGCTGATAGCAAACATTACAACAGACTACATAAATTATAATGAGTATTCATTATTATCTATTGTGAGAGGTAGTTTTGTAACGTTGCGTCAAGCTACATTTTACAATGTGAAGTTGGTTATAGATGGTAACGTTTTTCCTTATTTAGCAGATGAAGTCACGTTAAGTCCTAACAATCCAATAGCACGAATTAAGTTTGCACGTTGGAGTGATCTTCAAGATTTTGAAATTATAACTAGAAGAAGCAGTCATCCAACTATAAGAATGTTTATAAAGGAGTAATATATGCACACAACAATACAAAATAACAAGAATCCAACACAAGAATTAAATGGTAGATACTATCAAACGTTTACGCCAAGAACACCACAAGAATTGATAAAAATCCATCACATGGGCTGTGTCGGAAATACTGAATTGAGGAATATTCAGATTGAAAAAGGCAATACACCAACAGCATTTGTCGAGCCGAAAATTACACAAATGGAGACATCTGGTATCCTCAATGATTTGAGGGCGTTAAATCTGATGTTGACAGATGTGAATAGTGACTTGTGGGGTAGAATCAAAGCCAATAACAAAGGTATGCTGACTGAGTTTTTTGATTCAAGTGTTAAAAGTGCGATTGCAACATCGGCTAACAACATTATGCAACAAATCAATAGTACGTTAAATGGCGATTATTCATCATTTAATCAACGCTTAGATGCATTGCGTTCTACAGTCAAAAACGAAGCAGTCTCGAGTACAGTAACGCAATTAGCTGATACTTACGATAGAAAAATTGCCTCAGCCAACGAGAATGTCGTATCACGAGTCAATCAATCGATAAGCAATGTTACAACATCTGTACAGGAGTTAGAGAAAGGAGTCGTTAAGCGTAGCGACATTTCAGTTACATCGGAAGGGTTAAGTTTCGGATCGAGTAAAGTAATCGATGGACAAACGTTATCAAGTATCTTGAACGTAACTCCAAACATGATGACTGCCATTACGAAGCAGATGAAAGTTACAGGCGACATGCTAGTAAATGGAGCTATTACTAGTGACAAGATTAAAGCAAACAGCATTACAGCTGGACATTTAGCAAGTGGAAGCATCAGTGCATCTAAATTAGATGTAGATGATGCTTTTTTTGATACTCTTGTTGCGAAAGATACTTTCTTTACTAAAATGCAAGCTAAAGAAGCTTTTATCCACGCCGTACAGGCAATCGATATTAAAGCTACTCAATTGTCTACTGAATTTTTATCGGCGTATAAAGGACATATAGGTGGATTTCAGATTGGTCAAATTAAAAAGGAAGATATATATGGAAATACAATATATTATCCTGGCAAATACATCACAGGAGATAATCAATTCAAAATCGGAATGAGTAATGGAGATACTGGTTCTCCAGGTAGAGCGGCCTTGTGGGTTAACTGGGGGTCAAACTGGGATGTGTTCCCAGAAAACGGTTGGGTCGTGACTCATGATGGTACGATGTATGCGAATCATGGAGCTTCATTTAAAGGGCAAGTGTCTATCAATGATTCGCTATATATCGAACCGAAAAGAGGAGAATTTTTCTACAAAGGAAAATCGTTAGGCGATTTACTAAGAGGTAAATTACCAATGGATAACATCACGCTTATTTCAAAAGATGAGGATGCCAATGGTTTCTTTGTAGGATTTACAAGTCCAACAGGCAATGTATTCGTGAGGGTGCAAACTTGGTCAGATAGAAGATTAAAAAGTAACATTGCTGAAACAAAAGTAGATGCATTAGATGCCATCAAAAAACTAAATGTATATGAATATGATTTTAAGAAGGATAGTATAGAATACCACAAGAGTATCGGTTTAATTGCTCAAGAAGTTGGGCAATATTTACCAGATGCTCATGACAAAATTGATGGTATTGAAACGTACAGTCCTTTTTTCTTTGTTCCATATCTAGTAAAAGCGATTCAACAATTATCAGCAAAAGTAGAAGAGTTAGAAAGGAAATTAAACAATGAATAACAAACCAACCGCAATTGAGTATTTAGCTCAAGAAATTACACGATTATCTATCGAGAAAGCATATTTGCAAGAAGCATTATTTGCAGAACGTGCTAAAAATGCAGAATTAGAAGAACAATTAACAACTCCAAACAAGAAAGGGGATAAATAATTATGGTAATGACAGGATATGAAGTGAAGAGTAAATTTTTAAAACAAGATATGACAGAAGTAGTGGTATGCAAAGAACTACCATACACATACGTTCAGCGACAATTACCTGGTAATTTGCTAGATAAATCAGACGAGTACTTAATTCAACGTGTTATGGATTTAGTCAACATGGAGTACGATCCATCAAGTGCGATTGCTCAACTATCTGCATTGTCTAACGAAGTTAAAGAACGCTTATCTAAAGTAGATGACTTAGCAGTTAAAACTGAAAAAACATCTGAAACAACACAAAAATCATTACTTGAGTTGACTGAACAAGTATTTAACTTGACTGCTGATTTAGAAGCATTAAAAGCTAGCCATTATGAAGAAGTTGAGCATCCAACAACTGACACAGCTCCAACAGCATCTGAAACTCCTGCAACTACAACACCACAACCTGCTACTGAGCAACCAGTTGCTGAGACTCCAGCACCTACAACAGCACCTACTGAACAACCAGTAGTAACACCAACAACTACAACAACGGAGGTAGAACACCATGACGAAACACCAAGTGCAAGTACACCAAACAACGACAATCAAACAGAATCTACAGAACATCCTAGCACGCCTGCAGATGGCTCTATCGCTAGTGTTTAATCGAGGAGGAGATAATATGCAAAATTTAGTAATGTTAATTGCAATCAACATCATTGAAGGACGATACACTTATAATCGTGTTCATCCTAAATTAAAAAAACGAGTGTTAGAACAGTTACAGTTATCTGGAGTAACAATTAATGAACGAGGAGAGTTAGTGGAATATAAACGCTAATTCTCTTTTTTAGTATGGTTGTAGGAGTGAAATAAGATGAGCGAGAGTGTAATGTTAGCGTTGATTCCTGCCTTATCCGCCATCGTTACTGTTTGGATACAGGCAGGAAGAAAGCGTGATGCGGAGGATATTAATACTAAAATTAATAAAATCCAATCTGTTGTCAATGAGATTACAGAGATAGGAAGAAAGAATAATGAAGATATCACAAAACTAAATAATGGAATTTTAACGATTGAAAGATATCGTTTAGAAGAAGATTTACAAAGAGCTTTAAAACGTGGCTACACGACTAATGAAGAAGTTAGACGATTATCTGAACTTTATGGATCGTATAGTGGACTTCATGGTAATGGATACATTAGCCCGTTATTTGAACGATTTTTACAATTACCAGTGAGAGGATGATAAACATGAATGAAGTAACACAAGTTTTTGTACAAGGAGTATTAAGCGTATTAGTAGTCTTAATCGGATTATTATTCAAAGAATTAAAACGATTTTTAGAAGCTAAGAACGAGCATCTGAAAGCTAAGACGGATCTGAAACAATATGAATTGATGAAAAATATTGCTCAAACAGTCGTAGAAGCTGTGGAACAAGTCTACAAAGATGTAGTAGATGCATCACACGATAAACTAGCATCTGCTGAGAAACGATTGACTAGTGAATTAGAATCTAAAGGCATCTACATTGATGACAATGCTAAACGCATGCTCATTGAATCAGTCGTAAACGGAATGAACGATTTGAAAAATATGTAATTTTTATTAAGGGATAGGTCGAAATGACTTATCCCTTTTTTATTTAGAGTAAGGAGGGCAATATGAGAAAGATAATCAAACGAAAGATTCATATATCCACACATAAGAGAGACCTCATCGATTTTATTAATGACGAGTTTTACTCTCATGACAAGCACAATGCGTTCATTGAATTTACGATGAAATCATTGCCTACAGATAATATTATTGCCTTGTTTTATTTCCAGAAAACGAAAAGATATGTTGAAACAAAAGCTTTTGTTGACGGAGATAAATTTACAATCGAGTTTGATACAAGTCTAATCAATACAGATGAAACTGTTCTGGGATTCATCTATTTTGAGAAAGTAGCTCAATCAGCCGATGTTCATCGTTTCAGTTTTGGAGTAAAAGTATCTGAGATTGATAAGTTACATGATATTCCAATTGAAGAAGCCAAGACAAAACGAGTTGTGGCTATTGAAGATATCGTTACTAAAGCTGAATTAGATGAGTTGTTTAAACGTATTGAAAAAAATGGTGGTACTTATAACGATACAGAAATCCGTAATTCTATTTCTTCTATATCAGAAAGAGTGCAAACTTTAGAAAATAAACCAGACAAAGATACTGTATACGATGATAGTGATGTTAAGAATCGATTGAGTACACTAGAAACTAATGCTAGTAGATATCTAACTGAACACCAGCCTTTGAATAGTATTGAAGAACGTATTCAGCAAGTAGAAACACGATTCAATAATCTTAGCAATATTTATCTATCTAGCCACCAGTCACTGGAGCATTTAGCTAGTAAGGACGCTTTGGATAAAATCGCACAGCGTGTGGAACAGTTGGAACAGAATAGAGGTAGTGATAACCACGACTTTATAACCAGACAGGAACTAGAAGGAAAACACTATTTAACTAGTGTTCCAGACGAATTATTCAATAAAATTTCAGCATTAGAAAACAAACAGGTAGTCACTCAAGAGGAACTGGAAGCAAAGCACTATCTAACTAGTGTACCAGAAGAATACGCTAAGAAATCTGAACTATATAACGATAGTGCGTTAACGGAACGTGTTAGTTTACTGGAAGCTAAAGCGATTGCTAATGGTGCGTATGACGATAAGCCGTTACTGGATAAGATTCGTGCGATAGAAGAACAGTTTAGAAATGCTAGTAATCTGTATTTACAATCACACCAGTCATTAGAACATTTAGTGACTAAAAAAGACTTAGAGGATAAACATTATCTTACTAGTATTCCAGAAGAGTACGCTAGAAAAACTGATTTATATAACGATTCTGAATTAAGAAATAAAATCACACAGTTAGAAACTAATAGCGTAACGAAAGAAAAAGTAGAATCGGTAGAAAATCGTGTGCAAGCATTGGAAAACAAATCTGTAGTGACTCACGAGGAATTAGAAAGTGCAGGTTATGCTAAAACCACAGCCTTATCTGATTATGCTACTAACTCAAAAGTAGAAGCCGTAGAAAGTCGCGTGTTAGCACTAGAAAACAAACCTGCTGTAGTTCCACAGGGATATGATGATAGTGCGTTGAGTGGACGTGTATCTGCTTTAGAGGCTAAAGAAGATAAGGACACTATTTATAACGATGAAGAAATCAAACGTAGATTAACCACGTTAGAAGGTAAAACAGATAATTTCATCACAGGTGTGTCAGTCAAAAAAGAAGGTAGCAACGTTACGCTAACTTATAATTACGTTGACGGTCAGACTAAGAACGTTTCCTTTACGGATTCAGATACAGTCAACGTTGCTTATGATGATAGTGGATTGAAACAACGAATCACTAACTTAGAAAATCGTCCACAGGTAGAAGCGTATAATGACGCAGATATTAAGCAACGGTTAACAGCATTAGAAAACAATCATGTCACAAAAGAACAATTGCATGAAGCTACTGAATTAGATGAAACACAATTCGTGAGTCCAGAAGAATTAGAAGCTAAACATTATCTAACCGCACAACAAGCAGAAAGTGTGTATGCTAAGAAATCTGAACTTTATAACGATAGTGCATTAGCAAGTCGTGTTAGTGCTTTGGAGAGTAAACAAGATAATGATACAGTCTACAACGATACGGAGATTAAACAACGGTTAACTAACTTAGAAAATCGTCCACAGGTTGATTTAACGGATTATGCTAAGAAGTCTGAAATTCCACAAACTTATAATGATAGTGAGTTAAGTCGACGAGTGTCTGTTTTAGAAACTAAAGAAGATAAAGACACTATCTACAATGATGAAGAAATTAAACGCAGATTAACCACATTAGAAGCTAAACCTACTGTAGATGTTTCTGGTTTTGCTAAAAAAACAGAAGTGCCTACTATTGATTCAGTCAACAATCTATTACGTACTCAAGGCGAACAAGCGACTAAAATTACAAATCTGGAAGCAAAGTCGGCTTACGAAATTCACGGAACTGGTATGCCTAATGGTCGTGTATCAGCACCAATTGGGACAACTTATGTCGATACTGAAGTGACAAATGGAGCGTTAAAATGGATAAAAGAATCCGGATCTGGCAATACAGGCTGGAAAGTTTTTACAGGCGACACAGGATGGAGAACGTTACCTCTAATTAACAAAAGAGGTAATGCTAGGCTTCAAGTTAGAAGAATTAATGACCAAGTAATCGTAAAATTCGATGGTCTACAGTGGGGCTGGTTTGGTGTAGATGATGTATCAAAACAAGAACAACAAGCAAATATTTCTGATAAAACTATCGGTGGTAAAAAATACACGTGGATTAGATTGAACGTAGGCAGAGGTAACTTTGTTTTACCGGAAGGATTCAGAAGTGCAAGTTCTATGTTAACTGGACTTTATGGAGATTTAGGAGATTTATTAGGAAGTGTCTATGTAGGTGGAACAGCAGACAGTGACGCAATTCAATTACGATATGCTATGGAAAGAAAGGCGTTAACAAGCAATATTCTATCTCAAATCAGAATAAGCCCAGTTACGTTCATTACAGATGACGACTGGCCTACAACGTTACCTTAATTAAATTAGGAGAGTGATATAAATGGTAAAAAGACAAGATGTAGTAAATGAAGCCTGTTATTTGGCAAATCGAGGGATTGGAGTAAATCCAGATTTTTTATACGGATCTCAATGTGTAGATTTGATTAATCATATCATGATTAAATTTTTTAAAATTCGCTTATGGGGTAATGCCATTGATTTATTAGATAGTGCTTCTGAACATGGATTATTTATTAAATATAATGCTAATGACGATATCAATCCAAAGGCAGGTGATGTGTTCGTAATGGATACTAGAGAGTTATACGGACATCCATTTGGTCATACTGGTGTAGTTATCGAAGATAGCGATGGCTATACTATCAAGACGGTAGAGCAAAATATCGATGGTAATGCTGATGCGTTAGAAGTAGGTGGACCAGCACGATACAATACAAGAAGTTTCGCTGGCATCGTAGGATGGTTTAGACCAAATTACGAAGAAGATGATGCTTCAGATGCTACTGAAACCGGATCTGATACAGAATCTGTAATCGATGATTGGAAACAAGTCAATGGTGCTTGGTATCGCTATGATGCTGATGGTGATGTTATGACAAGTCAATGGTTCAAAGAAGATGACAAGTGGTACTATTTAAAAGATGATGGTGCTATGGCACACGGATGGCACAAAATCGATAACAAGTGGTATTTCTTTGATGCGGATGGCTCAATGCATGAAGGATGGCTATCGTATTATGACAAATGGTACTATTTAAACCCATCGGACGGCGATATGGTAAGCCGTGAATGTAGAAATATCAATGGCGATTGGTATTATTTCAACGAAGATGGCGACATGCTAGAAAAAGCAAATATCACTGTGGATTCAGAAGGTAAAATCCACTTTTAA